CAAGTGGACTGGGAAGCGACCCTGAACGGGCCGCAGTGCGGGGCCCCTGCCAAGGTGGCGGGCATTCTGCGATGGTCCATCGGCGCTAGCGAAGGCATCCCAACTAGTCTCCCCGGCACCCTTGTCCGACCGGCAGCCGCGTTCGCGTTCCCCGGCTCAATCACCTAAGGAGTAGTCATGGCTTACCTGACAGTCAGCACCATCGCCGCGGACGCAGCAATGCGGTCCCGTGTCGCAGCCGCGTACGCGGTGGAACAGAACGGCCCCGCAAGTGTGGGTGCCGAGCAGTGGGCGTACTCGAACGCGTACTGGTGGGCATCCGCCCCGGGTTGGGCGGATGCGTGGGACTACGCCGTCAATAGCGGTAACACTACGCCCGGTGACGACCCAGCGGTTATCACCGACGCTATGATTCTTTCACAGGTGCAGTTGATGCTGACTCCGCCCCCGCCCCCGGACGTCATCAATCCGAATCCATCCTGGCCCGTTCAGCAGATTATTGACTGGCTCGCTGCACGCGGTGTTACTGGAGTTTCCGATTTATCAAAGGATGAGCTGCTCTCGCTTGTCCAGGATCTACTGGACTGATGGATTGGTCCCGAGCAGCTCCCGCCACTATAGCCGCTACGGGACTTATGCTGCTAATTATCCGCGCAGTTCAAGCAGGTGCGAATGACACTATTGTAGCTGCCTTACTGATGGCCGATGGGATTGCATGGGGTGTCGCGGCAACGCTCCATGTGGTTCGTCAACATGACAGGGATCATCATGACCACGGAGATCACCCTTTGTAGTAAAAACCTCCATGTTATGGACGCTAGTAATAGCTATGTCAACCCAAGGTATCGGACAATACAGTGTAGAACCTGTAACAATCAGGCCCAGAGGCAGCGGGTCAGTCCGAAGACTATCGCTGCGATCCCACCAGAGATGCCGGGAGCTTTATGTGCTGGACGAACTGACTTACCGTGGGTCTACGTCTTGGGGAGTCGCTCGCCTGAGCGAGAGATCCAACAGATGCGACAATTGTGTTTCGAATGTCCTTGTCGTCTGAAGTGTCTCAATTACGCAATCACTCACAATGAGTTTGGCTTTTGGGGCGGTACTACTGCTCTCGAAAGAGCGAAGCTCTCGAAACTACAACAGAGTAAGGTAAGCGTTTAGGTTTCTAGCTATCAAAATGAGACCAACCAGAGGAGGAATGACGATGGAACTGCGCGACTTACTACTGATTGCAGTATTAGTTATCGTAATCATCCTACTTGTAATGGCTCTGACGTAGATATAACAATCTGCTGGTGGACGTGCAAACAACATTGAGGAGTCAAATCATGAAGATTGATCTCATCACAAACGCTATTGGAGTAGTATTCTCAGGGCTAGTTATGTTGTTTGCACGTCCACTCGTTCGTCTTATTCACGGAAAACCGTAGTTGAAGGAGGACCTATGCAGGTATGGCAATTGAGAGGGGTTCGTCGGTTAGTACTCCTAGCCCTAATCGAGCGGGTCGATGTCTCTTTCCCAGAGGATTGGTCTGAGGAGTTCACAGTCCGCGATGTCGTCCGGAATTGGCTCAGAGAGGAGGCCCAGCGATGAAACCATGCAAGCCAGAGCGTTCTGTGACTTGCCCTTTCAAGAAGAAAGGTTCGTCCTGGTCTACGGGGGAGCATTCCGGAATCGACTTCGGTTGCCCAGGAGGTGATCCAGTCTACGCCATGTGGGGCGGCACCGTTACGAGTTTCTCGTGGGGGTCTGCCTATGGCAACCAGATTGTTATTGATCATGATGTGCTCCCAAATGGTGATCCTGGTTTGTGGGCGGTCTATGCCCACCTCAAGAATGAAGTTGTCTCACCAGGAGATCGGGTCGAAGCGGGACAATTGATCGGATATTCGGACAATACCGGAAATTCGAGCGGGAATCATCTGCATGTTGAGATCCAGCCCCAGGACCACTGGGTAAAGGGCTCTTACAGAGATCCTCAGCCTTGGATTGACGCTGGTGGACAGTCGGCAGATAATGGCCCACACGTAACCGAACACGTCTATCGTTCAAAGTGTGGTTATGGTGAGCCTACGAATGGCGATGATTCTAGCGATACCATCAAAGAGCTACAGGAGCGCCTTAATCGTACCTCCCTCAAAGGTGGGCAAGAGCTTGATATTACGGGTCGCTATGACGATGAAACTGACGAGGAGGTTCGTCTATGGCAGGATCAGATCGTTGGGGACCCGCCGGATCCCGCCGGAGCGTCATATTTAGGACCGAATCAGTTCAAAGCCATGTTCCCAGACGCCGTTTACACGCTGCACGACGATGGCGATCCGACCGTCGCAAATGGAAGTCCTGAGAATCCTGGTATCCCAGTAGATCCTACTGTCGAGCCACCAAGTACCGCTATGGGTGAACGATTTGTCGCAGCTTGTGCGTTGGTCTCTGCCCCCGTACTTTACGAAGCGGACTGGGACAACGACGATATTTCAGGGAATGGGCCTTGGGATCCGTCCTACGTCCTACTCCATCACACCGGCGGAACTAACTCGCTGAATTGGATTCTGTATGGAGGCGATTACCAGCCGATCCGACTGGCCAACTTCCTCGTTGACCGAGATGGCACGCTACATGTCTGTGCTGCTCGTAAAACCTATCACGCTGGTAAGGGTACGTGGCCTGGGGTTCCGACCGATGAGATGAATGACTACAGCGTCGGCATCGAGATCGAATCGAAGGGTGAAACGCAAGATCTGACTGATGCGCAGATTCTGACCGTGGCGCAATTCTGTGACGGTTGGATGCAGGAGTTCTCGATCGATCTGGATCAGGTTCTCAACCATAAGGATTGGTCGTCGACTGGCAAGCCAGATACGCGCTACGACATCGAGTGGTGGCATCAGCAGATCCTGACTTGGGATGATATTTCGATTCCGCCAGAACCTGAAGAGCCTGAGCCTGGTTGGATTGATCATACCTTCGGGCGTTATGAGTGGTATTCGGGTAAAGAGACGGCCGAGGTCAATCTCGATAACGATGGTGAATGGCATAAGGTTCTAGACGCCATGCCGCCGTCTGATATTTCCGATTCGACAGAATTCCATCTGCTTTACGTACGTATTGCCTTGCCTGGTAATCGCACTGCGAGTCGCACGATCGAGTCGAAGTGGGTCCGTTCGGATGGCGATGCTACGGCCTATGCATCACCAGAATGGACTCCGGGAGCCAAGGATTCTGTAGCTAAGTTCAATGTCCATTTCGAAAGCGGCTCTGGTCTTGGTGGTCAGTGGTATCTCAAGGTCAGTGGAGGCGACATCACGTACTCTACGATCTATGGGAAGACCCATATTCTGTACCAGGATGCGCTGGAGGTTGCTTCGGCGGCCTTTATGGGTCTTGGTCGTCGACTAGGACCCGTATTCGGATTTATATTTGTTCGAATTGGCCGTTGGATCAAGAATCCGGATTCGTTACCTCGACGGGAGGGAACTGATGGTAGAAGTTGACGACACCGTATCTCATTACGGCGTAAAAGGCATGCACTGGGGTATTCGGAAGGCTAGTTCGGGATCTTCAGGTCCTACGCCAGTTACCCTCAAGACTAAGCCAGGCAAGAAGTTGAAGGCTCAGGGTGGTAAGGGGCATGAGGCCACGGATGACGCGATGAAGGCTGCCGTCTCTCGTCAGAAGGCCAAGAAGAGTGGAACTCAAGCCTTGTCGAATGCTGAGATGGAGGCTCTCGTCAAGCGGATGAATCTCGAACAGCAATACAAGAAGCTATCTGCTGGGCAGAAGAGCGCTGGACAAAAATTTATTGAGAAAGAACTGCTCTCCCTAGGCAAACAAGAAATTCCAGGTCTTCTGAAGACTGGCGTGAACGAGATTAAGGTTCGGCGTGGTACCAAGATGACCGATGTTATGGCCGAGCAGGTCAGGAATCAGTTTAAGTTAGCAATGGGAAAGAAGTAGCGAGGAGGTGATTAGCAATGAGTTTATCGAATAAGGCTACGCCGATTTATTATGGCGAATTCCGCGATGCCGTTCTTCGTGGTGATGTTCCTGTTAACCGGGAAATTGCGATGGAGATGAATCGAATCGATAAACTCATTGCTAATCCCAAGATCTACTATGACGAACTTGCGGTTGAGGGGTTCATTCGTTACTGTGAGAGTGAACTGACCCTGACTGATGGGAGTGATCTCTTTCTTCTACCCTCTTTCAAACTTTGGGCTGAACAGATCTTTGGCTGGTACTACTTTGTGGAACGAAGCGTGTACCAACCGTCCAAAGACAACCACGGCGGGCATTACATTACGAAGACGATTAAGAAACGATTAACCACAAAGCAGTATTTGATCGTGGCTCGTGGAGCAGCTAAGTCTATGTATGCCTCCTGCCTTCAAAGCTACTTCTTAAACGTCGACACGGCAACAACCCACCAGATCACGACTGCGCCAACGATGAAACAGGCCGACGAGGTGATGTCCCCAATTCGAACGGCGATCGTTAGGTCTCGTGGTCCACTCTTTCAGTTCTTGACCGAAGGATCTCTGCAGAATACTACCGGCTCTCGAGCGAATCGGATGAAGTTAGCCCCAACAAAGAAGGGTGTCGAGAACTTTCTGACGGGGTCGCTATTAGAGGTTCGGCCCATGACCATCAACAAGTTACAGGGTCTCCGACCGAAGACATCTACAATTGACGAATGGCTTTCTGGCGACATTCGGGAAGACGTGGTTGGTGCTGTCGAACAGGGCGCTTCAAAACTAGACGACTACTTGATCGTGGCTATTAGTTCAGAGGGAACGGTTCGAAACGGTAGTGGCGATACTATCAAAATGGAACTTGCTGACATCCTTAAGGGCGACTATCTCGCGCCACACATTTCGATCTGGCATTACAAGCTAGACGAACTCGAAGAGGTTGCCGATCCGGCGATGTGGTTGAAGGCAAATCCGAATCTTGGTCGAACAGTT